AATACCCCGTGGCCATGGCGGAGCGCATCCTTCGCGTTCGCGAAATGTATAACTACTGGCTCGCGAACCCCGATGTTAAAGACCGCCGTCTCCGCGACCTTATCATGTCGCGCTACGATGTTTCGCAGTCTGCCGCCTATTCCGACATCGCACTGCTTCATCAACTTGTGCCGCTGTTCTCTCAAAAGTCGCGCGACTTCCACCGTGCTCGATATTGCGAGATGATCCTCGAAACTTACCAGATGGCAAAGGCTCGCAAGGACACAAAAACCATGGAACGCGCAGCGTCCTCTTATGCCAAATATACAGGCGCTGACCGCGATGACGAGACATCAATGCCCTACGATGAAATCGTGCCTCAGCCCTTTGTTGCCACCACTGACCCGTCTGTGCTCGGCATCAAGGCCATTCCCAATCTCTATGATTATATCAGCAAGCTCTCTAAGGAACTCTCCAAGGATTGTATTGATGTTGATGATGTTGAATACGAGGAAGCTGACCTCGAAGAGGCTAAGCTGTTCGCCCCGATAACCCCTGACGAAGATGCCGACAGTCAAGACTAAGGAAGTATATTTCAACCGCCCTCAGTTGCTCACGCAATTGGTGGCGGCTAACACTACGGTAATAGTTGCCGGGCGCCGTACAGGCAAAACCGATAGTATCGCCGCGCCCTATACTCTGAAAATGATGCAACGTATGCCCGGAAGCACAGGCGGCATCGTTGTCCCCACTTTTAAGCACGGTTTGACAAATACACTGCCGGGCTTATTCGCGGCGTGGAAACGCTGGGGCTACTTCAAAAATGTGCATTATGTTGTTGGTCGCCGTCCGCCGAAAACGTTCGCCGCACCGATAACAGAACCGCACGACTGGGAACAGGTAATCTCATTTTACAACGGCTCTATTGCGGTCATCCTATCGCAAGACCGCCCCGGTGCTGCCAACTCGCTCACGCTCTCGTGGCTCTTGGTCGATGAAGCTAAGTTCATTAACTATGAAAAATTGAAAGATGAAACTTTGCCGGCTAACGGTGGTATAAAAACGCACTTCTGCCGTCATTCGTTCAACCATGCTATGCTCGTGCTTTCCGATATGCCGCAGAGCAAAAAAGGCTCGTGGTTTCTCGAATATGAGAAGAAAATGGATAAGCGCGTTATCAAGGCTATTGAGGCAGGTGTATATGAGCAATGGCGACAAAAGCAAAAGATTATGGAGCTTCGCGAAAAAGGCATCGAACCTCCTGATTATCTCCGCAACTATCTCCGCCGCCTCGACCGCATGATCAATCAGTTACGCAGCACGGCCACCTACTATCGCGAATATTCCTCGGTGGAGAATGTGCAGCTCTTGGGTGAAAAGTACCTCCGCGACATGAAGCGCGACCTTACGCCGCTCACGTTCCAGACATCAATCATGTGCAAAAAAATCGGCATCGCAAAGGATGGTTTCTATTCGTCAATGAAGGAAGGGCATAAATACAACGCCTCCGATTTTGAATATCTTGACACTCTCGGCTTCGACTTCGACCCCTCGGCAATGGATAGCCGTGCCGACCGCGACGTTGACCCCTTTGCCCCTATCTGCATCGGCATGGACTACAACGCTAACATCAACTGGATTGTGGCGGGTCAGCCTGACGAACGCCTCGGGCAGCTCAAGGTTCTCAAGTCGTTTTTCGTGAAGTTCGAGCGCAAAATCCCTGCTCTCGTTCAGGACTTTTGCTCGTACTACGTCCACCATCACAACAAGACTGTCGTGTTTTATTACGATTCAACCGCTATCGGTCAGAACTACGCCGTCAATCGTGTTGACTTCCGATATACCATCATCGACGAGTTTGAAAAACGTGGATGGACTGTCGTTGCTGTTCCGCTTGGTAATCCGATGCGCCACGCCGAAAAGTACAATCTTATCAACCAAGGTTTCCAAGGTCTCAACCGCCTCATGCCTATGTTCAATCGTCAAAATAACGACGACCTCATTCTTGCCATTCAATCGGCTGGTGTGAGCCGTGGGCGCAACGGTTTCCAGAAAAATAAAGCCGGCGAAAAACTCGCAGAGTCTGAAGAAGATTTGCTCGAACACCGTACTGACGGCACGGATGCCTTCGACACTCTCTATATCGGCTGTGAGTCCAAACCCTACCACGGTGGCGGTGCTATCGACATTTCCGGTGTGCTGTAAATGTCTTTTATCTGCCGATTTTTCGTCACTATTTTTGCATCGAATAAAATACCTCTCTCCTCATGCTGAAGTCTCTACTCCATACCTTAAAAAGCTCGAAGCAAGAGCACCTCCTTCCCGAAATCCCTCACCGGCTTTCAATCCAATCCGCTTCTGCTCTCATTCTCCTCCTCTCCGGAGTGGCTCTTGCCTTCGTCGCTTTATTCCTGCCCCCTGTGGGCGTTATCGACACCTCTGTCATCATCGTGTTCGCACAAATCCTCATTGCTGTTGGCACGTTCATCGGCGTTGATATGCGCTTTATGTTAAAAATCTACCTCGCATATTTCGAGGCATTACACAAATCTTCTAACTCTCTCCTATCCGATGAAAAAGTTTCAAACCAAGCTGGCGCTGGAACAGAACAAGCTATCGCTTCATCTGAAGCATCTGAATGATTTTGTTCGCACTCCTCGCTTCGACCTTATTGATCGCGCTGAGCAAGCCATGATTTATGACCAAATCCGCGCGATGCACGACCTCAACATTGCTCTCTCCGAGCGCTGCCGTTTCCATGGTATCACCCCCGAACCTGACCCCTATGCGCAAGATTAATAAAATCATCCTACACTGCACCGCCACTCCTGAAGGCAAGGACTACACCGTTGATCAAATACGCGAATGGCACGTCAAGGGCAACGGTTGGAAGGATATCGGCTATCACTATGTGATTTATCGCGATGGCTCTATCCATGAAGGCCGTCCTGTCGAACAGGTCGGCGCTCACTGCAAGGGCTACAACGCTAATTCTATCGGCGTGTGCTATGTCGGCGGTATTACCGAGGACAACAAACCCAAGGACACCCGAACTCCTGCTCAAAAAGAAGCTATGCACCGATTTGTCACGGAACTCCTCGCTAAATATCCCGGCGCTACGCTCCATTGCCACAACGAATTTGCAAACAAAGCTTGTCCATCTTTCTCAATATGCGATTTCTAATCTTACTCCTGATTGTTTTTATGGTTTCCTGCTCTTCCTCTCGGCAGGTACAAAGCACGGCGTCAGAAACACTCATCTCTCACTCGGAAGCCGATAGCACCTCTACATCGCACTCCGAATCCATTTCTTCAATGCTGTTCGACCGTGATTGTGTCATCGAGGGAATTGTAGTTGAATATTCCACCACATCCGACTCCACCACTCGCGCAAGTCCTTCTTCTGCACTCGCTGATACGCCTAAAGTCATACGCATCGACCGGATATCTTCAAAGTCCTCTCTTTCTGCATCTCAATCTCAATCCACCGATGCGACATCGGTTGCTTCCACCTCTGAAGATACCCAATCTCAAGCCGACGAAGTTTCTGCATCAAATACTTCTTCCTCGGCATTCCATCCGCCCGCGTATCTGATAATATTGATTGGTTTGGCGGTATCGGGTTGGCTCTATTACCGATACCGCAGAACGCGACAATAGAGCGCACAGGTCGTGCTCCGTTCCTCTCGGAGTGCGACCTTTTACTTTCCACACCCTCGCTATTGTCTTTTATTCAGTGATATGCGTCAATTAAATTTGCATATATGAATACTAAATTTACATCCGATTACATCGACTTCGCTTCGTGCCTCACCTCGCAAATCGAGGACATCACGCTCACCACGGATTACACCACGGTAGCGGTGTCGCTCTATCGCACGGGCGAAGCTGACAACCCGATTTTCACCACCTCGCTCTACGCTGTCGATAATACGGTTGTCATTAGCGATGTGGCTGACCTCATTGAAGCCGATATGCGCTCGCTGGGCATCTCCACCGGTAGTTACGTCCTCTCGGTGGCTGGTGTTACTCTTAATATCGGCTGTATCTATTGTGATTACCTGCTCCCCTCCGACCTCGACACTTCGGAGGCTTTCCTCTCTACACTCGACACCGCTGTCGTCCATGCTGACTCTATAATCTCCGTTACCACTGACGAAGCCGCTTCCGGAGTGTGCTATGTACGCTACATCGACCAATCGGGGATGCTCCAATTGTATCTGCTGACTCAGCTCTCCACCTCCGGCGCGTCCAACACTTACTCTGCATCCGTTGCCTCTCTGATAGCGGCTATCCCTCCTGATGTCACCTATCGCCGCATCGTCTCCGTCACGCTGGATTTCTCCCTACGTTGCAAGACGTTTTATCTGCTCGATGATACTGACTGGATGCTGTTCCGCTTCCGCAATATCTTCAACGCCGTGGAATATCTCGACCTCTCGGGCACTGTCACCACCAAAACGGTTGTTGATGTTGACTCGGCTGTTATCGGTGGCGTGATGTTCCAGTACGACCACCTCACCACTCGCACCTACGAAGTCTCTACCGCGGCGATGACCGAGGCTCAGGCTCGCACTATCGACCAACTGTTCAACTCTCGCGAGATTGATGTGTGCGACTGCAACGGCTCGTTTCACCGCATCATCGTCACTGACCACACCTGCGAAATTTCTGACGATGACGAGTCTCTCGCCACCGTGAAATTCACTTGGCGCTATGCTTCGCGCCGTCCTCGCCTCAGCGATGATGACACCGCGGCTTTCCGTCCGTCTCCGGGCATATTCTCATCACCGTTTACTCTGCCCTTCGACTAATGGATGCCGTGCATATTACTCAAGCTCGTGCGATGCTCGAGCGCGGAGAACCGGTTGACCTCGTGGTCGTAAAAAAGAACGGCTCTCTTATGGAGGCTAAAAATGTGGTGTCTCTGCGCTACGACTATTACAAAGGCACTCGTCAAATCAAGTTCCTCGCCTCCGGTGCCATCCGTTGCATCCACGATTGTTGCATTATCGCCATTAATGATTTTGAAGTTTTCCTCTAATAACACCTCCCTATATGTCCTCTGAATTTTTCTCTGTCGAACAAATTCCCGGCACAAATTCATCCGCCGCGTTTATCCGCAAAACGCGCGATGTGTTCCGCGAAGAGTCCGAACCTAAAGTCATCACCACCCCCACAGGCATTGAATACATTCCTTGGGGCGAGGATGATGATATGCCCTATGATATAATCGACCTCATTGAGAGCGACGAAACTCTTGCCACCTGCCAAGTCTTTAACGCTGAAGTTTGCTATGGCGCGGGGCTGGAGTACCGCTGTGATGATGCCACCGAAAAGGTGCGCTCTCAGGTCGCTGACTTCCTGCTCGATAATCCGCTTTCGGATTATTTCCTCGGCGTGTGCCAAGACCTGAAACACTTTGCTTTCGCTGTCTCGGTCATCGTCCTCAATCAGGATGCCTCGGCTATCGTGGAGCTTCACCGCAAACCTGCCTGTTACTGTCGCTTCGCTCCTGCCGACCGCGCTACCGGTCGCATCCCCAAGGTGATTTTCGGCAATTTCCGCTCATCGCTCCCCGACACTGCTTTCGAGGTGATTGACCTCCTCGACCCTCGCTCTCCTTACAAGGAACTGCTCGTCCGTTGTGGCCGTCGCTCTCGTCCCGATGGCTCTGTCAAGGATGATGGCATCCGCAAATTTGCCGTTCTGAGCCGCTTCCCCGGCGTTGATTCTCTCTACTATCCCATTCCTCATTATGCTTCGCTGTTCCGTGGCTCGTGGTTCAAAATCAAGCAGCTCATCGGCACTGCCAAACTCGCCAAACTCCAAAACGCCGCCCCGATTAAATACGTTATCGAGGTGTCATCTCGATATTGGGACAATGTGTTTCAGGAACGCCACATCACCGACCCGAAAGAACGCGCTGAAATCATCAAGGAGAAGAAGCTGGAAATGCTTAACTTCCTCACCAACACTCAGAACTCCGGCTCTGTGCTGTTCACCGGAAAATCCATCTCGGTTGACGGTAAAAACGAAAATCCCGACATCTCCGTTACCTCCATCGATTCAAAAAATAAAGAGGGTGGCGACTGGGAAAGTGACATCGCCGAAGCTATCAATGTGCTGTGCTTTACAATGCGCGTCCACTCTAATCTCGTTGGCTCTGTGCCGGGCAACAGTTCTGTCAATAATTCAGGCTCTGACAAGCGCGAGCTTTACACCATCGCTCAAGCACTTCAAAAGCCTTACCACGACATTCTCTTCACGGTTCACAACATCATAATCCGCTTCAACGACTGGACCGGTGTGCGCCCTGATTGTCCGTTTATCCAGCTCACCACGCTCGATGAACATACTGATGCTAAAAAAGTAACTCCTAACAAGCAAGACAATGGAACTGATAACAAGTAACGACATCCTCCGTGAATACTTCCCGAATGTGCTGCTCGAGGTTGATGATGAACTTGCACTCTACGACAAGATAAAGGGATATCTCCGCAGTGCTGAACAATGGCTCTCGGCTAATATTCTCGGCTCTGCCTACGTCCTCGAAGGCTCTGCTCTCAATATTGCTCGCCGTATCACCGTTGACCGTGCGCTCGCACAGGCTATCCCGTCTCTCGACCTTGTACTCACTCCCAATGGCCTCGGCATCGTCAGCACGGAATCTCTCGCTCCTGCCTCAAAAGAACGTGTCGAGCGTCTTATCGGCTCGCTCGAATCTTCGGCTTCGGCTCATCTCGAAATCCTGCTCGATATGCTCCGCGAGGATGCCAAGTGGCGCTCCTCTCGCCAAGGCTCTTATTTTTGCGGCACACTGGTAAATTCTTTTCAGGAAATTTCTCGCTGGCGTGGCGAGTCTGACCTGCTCTCGGCGTTTGCTCGAGTTCGCGACCTCGCTCTGCTCTTTGAGGCTCAACTTCGTGATGCCTATTTCGGCAACTCTGTTGTTAATTCTTTGATAAAAAGTCATAACGAGGGCGATGATACCGAGGAAATTGTGTATATTATCGACCGCGTCAAGGAGGTGGAAAATCGTTATATCGATTTTCACATCCGCGACCAAAAATTCAAACACGCCGACACGCTCGAACTCTGGAAGCTCGTCAATCCGCTCGTCTCTCTGCTCCGCACCGTTCCGGAGCTTTATCAATTGTGGCGCTCGGAAATGAAGGACGCTTTCACGGTCGAACCGTTCAAAAATAATGTTCAAGGAGGATATTTTTTCTGATTATGACGATTGATCTAAAAGTCCCGACCCGTTGGGACGACCTCACTCAGGAGCAACTCCGCTTCCTGTTCGATAGCATGGTTGCACACAATCGCGCTTACGCCTCTACTCCGTTCCGCTCTGCCTCCGACTATTCGCAACAGATATTCGCCATGGTCGCCGTGCAGTGCATTCTCCACTGGCAGCACATCCGCATCATCTGCCGTTATGGTGACGGCTATCTGATGCGCCAAGCCGACGGCACGGAGTTCGCCGCCACTCCTGCTATCATCGCCGGTCTCGTTCCGTTCTTCGACTGGGTGAAGCAGTTCCCGGATTTTCCCGTGCGCCTCAATTCTATCGGCAAACACGATGCTGTCCCCTCTGATGTTATCTATGCCATTACTTTCGAGCAATGGCTCGCCTGTGAGAATTATTGGCAACGCTTTCAGACTGATAATTCCGACGAATATCTGCTCGCGATGGCTCAAATCCTCTACGAGTCGGAGAAAATCAAGCCTACTCCGGGCGAACTGCTCGGCGTGTTCTACTGGTGGGGCGCTGTCAAGAACCTCACTTCGTCTATGTTCCCTAACTTTTTCCGTCCTGCCGATGCCGAGCAAGGTGGCTCTGCCCCTCAGCTCGATTTCGACACTCTCCGCCGCTCTGTGGATTCCCAAATACGCGCTCTTACGAAAGGGGATATCACTAAGGAAAAAGAAATCCTCTCGATGTCTGCCGCTCGCGCTCTCACCGAATTAGATGCTCTCGCTCGCGAATACGAAGAAATGAATAGAAAATATGGACCCAACAAAAAGTAATGTCGCGTGGGATGCTGCCTCCTTCTTTAAGCAGCTCACCGCCACCAATCGCTTCGCTCAGGAACACGGCTTCACATTCCACCGCGTTTCCTCTCTGCAAGGCTTCCTCGATTGCCTATCTAAGTTCCAAACGGCTAAGGCTATTGTCGCCGTGTCGGATGAATCGGAGGGGCAACTGTCAATCGACAACTCACCGCACACTCGCCGCATCAAAACGGTGTTCCTCGCTATGCGTCACAAAGCTGATAGCATGGAGTTCCGTCAGGCTCGCCTCGATGATATGCGCGAACTCTTCCGTCAATTTATGAGCAAGCTCATTCTCGAAAAAACTCAACTCGAGGAACATAATATCTACGTCGATACGGATATCCAGTTCACCGAAATCTCGCAATATTTTTTCTCGGGAATGGCTTGTGCTTTCTTCCAGATAGTCACTTCTACTTTCACTGATCTCCAATACAACCCCGATGAATGGCTCTGATTCCGCTATCGAGGAACGCCGAAAATACGTCGAAGCATGGAACAAAACGATGATCGATATTTGGCAGGAGCGCATTTTCAAGCTAAAGGTGCTCAACACTGAAGCTCTTTGGCGCTCGCCCATCAACCTCCCTGTCGATGCTGATGGGCGTTTCCTTGAAGTCACGCTCTCCCAAACGTTCTTGGAATACGGTCTCTGGCAAGACCTCGGCGTGGGACGCGAAGTCCCTCACGGCAATCCCGGTGACATCGGACACGACAAAGTCCGTCAACGCCGCCGCTGGTTCTCGGTAAAATATTTTTCTTCGGTCATGAATCTCCGCGACTTCATGGCTAAATCTCTCGGCAAGGAATTCGTCGGCATGGTATGCTCTGCCCTCGATTCCGACAATCTCCGTTACTCGTCCGCCTACTATAAAAGCAAGGGCTACACGAGATAATGTCTTTTATTAGCACCCTCGAAGGTGCTAATTTTATATCGTAATTAATTTTCATTCCCATGTCTGATTTCTCCTCTCTTCTCCTAAAGGTCAACGACCTTTCGACCAAGACGGCGAAAGATTCCATCTCTCCCTCGTATCTGGCGGCTCTGCTTGGTGATATCATCGAGCAGATGCAATCCATTGATATGTCCGAAATGAGCGATGAAATCTCCAATGCTATCTCTAACGCTCAGACTGCTCTCACTACGGCTCAGAATGCCCTCGATGAAGCTGACGATGCCAC